GATGGAGCAACATAAGCAAGAAGTGCTGCTTTGCCATAAGCAAATGAATATGCTTCGGCTGCGCCTTCGTTGTTAGTTGCCTTTACTGCCTTAGCAACAAGAACGCGGTCAAGGTCAAACATACGAGCGAGCATGTCCTCAGTAATTGTCTGGCTTGATGTGTACTTGATGCGGTCTACTAGGTCTGGGTGATTCTTGAGTTGGCGGAATACTTCGTAACCAAGGACAAGAGTATTTGGCTCCATACCTGTGTTAGAAAGAACTTCGCTCTTTGCTTCCTCAATGTCGTCAATTGGGTCGGAAGATGTGTAATCAGACCATTGCTTTGTCTCTCCTGAAGATGGAGCACCAGCAACACCAGTTACATCGTCGCCCCATACACCAGTGGTGAAGAAGTCAGATACGAACTGAAGTTCCTTGCGGAGCAACATTCTGTGAGTTACGAACTCTGTTGCTTCGCGAAGTGGATTCAACGGAGCATCAGCGTTAGCAACTGTCTGGTCGCCTACATCTTTGTGGAAGGCGAAGACATCTGTTGCGTATGTACCTGTTGTCAGGTTGTATCCGCTACCAGCAGACTCTGTTGCGTCAGCACGGCGTTGCGCCTCATCACGGAACCAGTCGTTCTTTGTGTATACGAAGTACTTATCGGACTTCTTATCAACTGGAACGACAGGGAAAACCTTGTCGGCGATGAAATTGTCTTGCTTCTGTAAATATGCTACAGAAATGTTTGTGAGAATCGCGTCCACATGGACGGAATTGATATTTGGTTGTGGCATTTGTTATTCCCCCTTATGCCGCTCTGCCCGGATTTGCGCAATTGATGACTGCTGTAACAATGTCACCAGAGGCTCCAGACTCGGTTAATAGAGTTCCAACAACAAATTTGGTTGTATCAGTTCCAGCAACTAAAGCGACTGCTCTGCCTGTGGCTGATGTGCCAACCAATGCGCCTTCACCGATTGCCGCACCAGCGACAATTTTGGTTCCGCCAACAACAAGCACTTCTGCTTCTTGTCCTGAAGTTGGTGCATTTTGTAGAACGCCAATTGGAATATCAGTGGCTGCGGCTGCTGCTGCTGCCTGACCTGATGCATTCAACTTGACGAATGTGTACTGTAACGCCGAAAGGTCTGCTGCTGCAACGAGAGTTACCTTTACGGAGTAATTACTTATTTCGTATGCCATGTTTAGGCACCTTTCTCGCTGAGGTATTGCTTGTATAGGTCTGGGTTAGCAAGAACAGCCTCAGAGAATGCCTGTTCAAATGTAACGCCTTTTTTGCTTTCCGTTGCGGACTTAGCCAACGATGTGAGTTGCTCGTAAGCATTTCCAGTTGCTGGATTTGCTGACTTTCCGATTTCAGCGAAGATGTTTGCTGACTCTGCTTGTGCGTTTACAGAAGTCAATGCTTCCTGAACGGACTTTGCGAGGTCGGAATCAACTTCTGCTAACTTGCGTAGAGCAGGTCCAACTTTTTCGGCTTCAAGACCTAGATACTTCCAAGCCTTCGCCATCTCAACGGCTTCTTCGTCTGCGCGAGCATTTCTTTCTGCCTTGAGAACTTCTTCAATTTCAGTCACACGCTTCTTAGCATCTGCGGCTGATTTTTCCATTTCTTCCAAAGCCTTACGAATTGGCTCTGGTGCTTCTTTGATGAGCGAGGTAATGTCGTCTTCTTTCTTCATTTCCTCTTCTTTTGTCTTAGCGAGTTTTTTCCTCGCCTTGTCAAGTTCATCTTCAAGTTCAGCGATTTTTTTCGCCATGTCGTCATAAGACATTTTCTTTTTCTTGTCTTCGCCATCGTACATGCCTTTTGTTTTTTCTTCTTCAGGCAATGCTTTGGCTTTATCTGCGACATCTAGTGTTTCGTCTTGTGCCATGGGTTCCTCCTCAGTCCCTTTCTGGTTCAGACTTTCATCTGGATTGTTTTCTTGTTTGTTCAGGTCTGAAAGAAGGTCGTCCATGCTTGTCAGATTATCCGACTTGATGACTAACCAACCTTCATGAAGATGAGCAGGATGGTCCACGCCTGATGTTTCTTCAATGTTCAAAGAAACCATCTTTCGGGCTTTAGGCATCTATGCTCCTTCTCCATTTAGACAGTGCTAAATCGCGGCTCTATCTAACTTCAAATAATAACACACGATAGGGTTTATTTTAGCGAGTGTTGCTCTTTATTTCGTGGCGTAAGGGAATTGGCGAGTGGCGTGTTTTGGGTATCAAATTTCAACTTTTCATAAACCCAGCAGTTAGAGCAGATAATAGTATCTCCCCACTTTTGACCAAAGAACTTTGGATTAAAGAACTGATTACACTTAGGGCAAGGTCTGGCTTTAGCCATTATTGAACAGGTCCTCCAGCGACCCAAGCATCACAGGTTCTTGAAGCAGCACACTTGAAATCAAAGGATTCGCAGTAGCCCAAATCGCCTGCTTTAATCGTATCCCATGCGTTCTTATCGGAATCGCCTTGCGCCAAACCACTCTTAATACAGTTCAGCATTTCGGGAGTCTTGATAAATACGGCACAGTTGCCACATCGGGATTTTTTAGCATCTTCTATTGAAACGCTCCAGCGTTCTGCCTTATCTGCCCAGAACTCTGTGTTAGGTTCTTTCGGATTAAGCGGTCCGTATGCTGCTTTATCAATAGCATCTTCGCGGTTCTTGAGATTAACCGAAACATCTTGGGTTGCCGTAGGGCAGGTTTCTGCTTTATTTACTGAATACGCTGGCAGGAAGGTCATTTAGAAACCGCGATTGATTTTTGTAAGGGTTGATGTAATGTTTATGCCTAACTCGCCAAGGGCGGCTGCTTCAGCATTATAGTTTTGGTCTTCAAGTAATTCAACGATAGGTTTTATTTGTCTACGAGCGTTTTGTAGCCCTTCTTTGGCACCCTCTGGTGTCGTTGCTGCAAACGCTTTATCAAGACTATCTCTCATAGTATATGTTTTTCTTCGCGCTAAATCTCTGACTGGGTCGTTGACTGGATTATTTTCAAGTCCGTTTGTTAGGTCCCGTGCCTTATTAGAGATTTCACTAATGTCGTTAGTAATCTCTTGTTGAAAAGTTAAGCCTGTATATGGGTTGACTCCTCTTGGGTCGTCTGTTGGCTCATTGGTGAATGGGTTAATACGCTTTGGTTTTTTGCTTCCGCCACCACCGCCACCACCACCACCACCTCTGCGCCCGTGTGTCTTTTGGTCGTGACTTCCGTGCTTGACTACTGCACCTTTGACTAATCTTGAAGCAGCACCAGTAAGACTTAGAATGCCTTGCTTCTCAACTGCTTCTACTACTTCGGCATATTCTTTATCTGAAAGATAAGCGAGAGTAGTTTTACGCAAACCTTCTAGTACTCTGGCTTCTGCTGGTTTCATTTGATTAGCCTCCTGCTGGCATCATCAAGCCAGTATACAGTGCTTCTAGTTCATCTCCGATATCGGACAAGCGCATTGACTTAGGAATACTTCTGGCGCTAACTTTCTTTGCTGCGTTCGCTATTGCTAAGCGAGCGTTCTGTATTGCTGGTGCGGCAGTTCTTGGTCCCGTTGCCTTACCAGCGCTCCAGAGATAAGTCTTGGCTGTTGCTAAATCGTTGGCTACGGCGAAATCTTCAGTCCTCTTGAACTCTGTATCTACCTTTGACCCAACACTATCTAGTTTCTTAGGTAGTGCTTCATAAACTGCTTGCGCTCCGCTACCATGTTCAGGGTGCACTCTACTGCCACGCCCACCACCATGTGTCTTCTGGTCATGAGTTCCGTGTTTATAGACCGCAGTTTTATATAGAAACATTACTTCTTGCCTTTACTTGACAATGGGTGAGCCTCAGGTAATAAGTCTGTATCATACGCCCCTCTTTTGAATCTTCCATTACGCAACGCGTGTAAGAAGCCATTTACTCTACCCATAGCCCACTGCTCCCTGCCTGTCACATTAGGGCGAACGGAAGATGGATTAGTTTTATATGCTCCTACACCTCGGCGATAAACTTGAAGCAAGACACCAGCAGTAGTTCGCTTTCCTTTTGCGTCACCTACGGCTTCGTTATGCTCTTTTGCTTTCTCTTGTAATTTACTCTCGGTTGATTTCTCAACATCTTTGTCGGT